AACAAGTATACCATCACTATTTTCAAGATCGAAACCAGAAACATTCTTCGCGGATCGAAAATCATGAATTGCATCATCAAACACAGTCTCCGTGAAAGATGTTGTATCAGTTTCCACACGGAACCGGTAAGATTTACACTTTTCACCTCCAAGAATATGTCTTGGCACAAGGACCATATTGGAAACAACTTGCAAGCCATACATCGTTATTTGACGAGGTCCATCGGAAAGAAGAGTTATACGCACAAACTGTGAAGCAAATCTATCTATCATGTGTGCATCACCCTCATTGACATTAATCTCAGAATCTAATTCCGAGATCCAGTCTGCCGCATGGGCACGAGCTCCACCACGAATCCTTCGTGTTGTCGCACCCTTCTTTCCTTGTCTCTTATTTCCATGTTTCTCATACTTAACCCAGGTACGTTTCTCTGGATCATAGAAATAACGATTTCCCTCACGGTCCTCGTAACCTCGATCATCACCTTGCCAAGACAATCCAGCTTGCTCACGCATGTACAACATATGCTCAATGTCGTTACCATTGCACACTATCTTATCCTTCTTTGACACGAACATTGACAAAATCACGGACAAAAGCGTTTTAACAAAGTTAATCATAACAAAAGCAAAGAAACAGAAAATGAAAAAGCGATACAATATAATACAAAAGCCAAGAACACCAACCCAAAAAGCTGAGTATTGTTGCTCAATACCCATACGATCACGAACTTCACACAAGATCTCGTAATCATCAGGGGCAAAAACACCAGCACTCACGAGATGCAAGTGACGAAGCTGGAATTGAACACGCTGTCCATTTATATTTGGTCCAATCATGGTTTTGTTATCACCATCTTCAAACAGAAAACCCCTTTCACCAAGACGAGACACAAAATATGCCAAATCGTGTTCAACTGCAGGGGCGACACGACCACGACAAAATGTCCGATAAGCAGTCACAACATCAAGTGCACATGTCAAACGCTCCTCAGTTGCACCTTCCTCAAAATCGAAAGATTGAGAAACACCTCTACAATACCACGACTCAAACAAGGCAACAGAACTACCAAAACGACACTTAACTATTTTCTTGAGCAACGAAACATTAAAATTCACAAGTTCGTTCAAACTAGAAATACTGCGAATCAACTCTCCATTAGCACTCCCAAAAACCATGTCGCCATACTGATTGCGCAATGGGAACTGATATTCACTGTATTCAGCACGATCACCTGCATGACCTGGAAGAATCAAGGATTGAGTAACAACCTCATCGGAAGCATGTGCCTTAGCAGCTATATTCGCTTCACGGTTTTTAGCTTTCACAGACTCAACAACCCTATCGACAAGTGCATCCAAAGAAATGGTTGTGTAATCATCAACATAAAACTTGTTTGCTGCAGGCTCAACAGAAGTATCCACATACTTTAAAGGCCATCCCGCTTGAGTGAAATCATCAGAACGTGAAGGTGCAGTTGCACCAGGTTGGTTGACAGGTCCTTTAACTTTGCCATTGTCTGCAACAACACCAACAGGAACTGGCAAGTACTTACCTTGCTTCCAAATGCGCATCTTGTAATGAGAGTTATCACGGGACAAACCTTGAGAGGTCAAATTTGGATTCGATGGATCAGCACGAGCTGGGAAACCATTCTCCCAAGATATCAACACATGATTCTCCATTCTACGCAAAAGAGCTGCGCGGTCTACAGTTCCTGTCTCGGGAAAAGCAACATTAGATGTACAAAT